CATCTTTTCAACACCATCATAATGGTACTGAGCAAAATATTGTAATGCCTCATCTATTCTATCATCTGCTTGGTCATCTGATACATTAATATCAATAACACCAAATCCTAGATTTCTAAGACAGTATGATTTAAATGTTGCTTTAGTTGTAGGTATCGCCATACTAATTATCCTATTTTATTAGTATTTATAATAATAGTAAATAGTAAGACAAAATAAGGATATTATAAAAAAATGAAGTCCTACAGTATGTTATTTTGACTGTTTTGGATATCAAGTGATATCATCATATCAAAAAGATATAAAACTCTAAATATTGGATATTAGACACTCTAAGAGGTACATAGGAACATTTACTAGTATTTCAGTTTATGGTTTTGTTGGCCATGTTACATTATTTATTTTATCTACTGTATCAATTCCATTTGTTAAATCTCTTAAATCTTTTCTATATGCAGTCATATCAGATGACATAGTTTGGTCTGATGCTCCAAAATAATCTGTTTCAGTAAGTAATTTATTTCTTTTATATCTGAACTCTGCCATGGCTCTATCAAATGCACCATCATTAAATTCTTTTTCAACAGCTTGTCTTGCAGTAATTTCTTCTGCTGTCATATCAACCATTACACCATCAACACATTTTTGATTAGCCATTAGCTTTTTACTCCATATAAGGCAAATTCACTTGCTGCTTCAATATCACCAGAGCCAAAAAATATTGATAAACCTTGATTGTCTTCTGGTACTTTTACACCAACCCCACCTGTTACAAATATTCCAGCATCATCATAAGCAAACAAACCACGAAATAAAATAGTTGTCATTTTAGCAGCTGTTCTTAAATGACCTATGTCAAGTATTAATAATCCATTTTCACCTGTAGCATTACCAATTGTGCTGACTGTTGATAACCCTGAAACTGTGCTATCGTTAAAATCAGTACCACCACCTTGATAAGTCTGTTGTCCATAATTTGACACGCCAGTTAAAAGACTTGCTGAATCATCTCTTACTCGTATAACAACAGCCTGTCCATCAGTTTTTGGTCTGAGTTTTAAAATAAGTCTGTGTTGTGTGAAATCAGTTGTTAATGTAGCAGCAGTTATCTCTATAGTTGATGCATCTGCACCAAGAACAGAACTAGATAATAAAACTAAATTAGAACCTTCTATACCAGCAGTTGTAATTTTACCAACATCACTACCACCTACTTTAATATCAATCTGGTCATCTGTGTCAGCAGTAATACTAGTATCACCATCAGCGTCAATTAGGATTTCACTTCCTAATCCACCTTGTGACATTTTAAATGCTTTTGTTATTGCCATCCTAACTCTCCAATGCTTCTATTCTTGCGATTAATTGTTTGATTACTGAAATATACATAGCATCCTTTTCACCCAGTTTACTTGTCTTAGATATATTATCTGAAATTATATCATAGTCTTCTGAATCAGGTTGTATAGGTGTTGCACCTGTCCAATGACTATCAACACTTTCTACATCTTGTGCTGTAAACCCTCTCCTAGTTCCTGTCTGATGTTCGCCAGGATTTTTCCATGTGAATGTTTTAGGTGCAAGTTGTTTAAATGTATCTATTGAATATGTATAATCTGCAATGTTTTCTTTCAGTCTTGAATCTGATAATGAACCAATAGATGTATCAGTACCAAGCAAATCTCCGTTTTGGTCTATTCTAAATCTTTCTGTTGTAGTAGATGCACCATCAGCACAAACTTGAAATCTAAACATTGTTGGTATATCATTTCCGCCAGCTGTTCCATTAATTGTTGCAATGATAGCTGCACCTTGTGAGGCTCTGTCTGTACCATCAGCTCCGTTAAATAATATAACGCCTAACTCATCACCATTTACAACAGCAGTATCAGAACCTAAAGAAGTTCCTCTTGATTTACCAAATCTTATTGTAGCAGCATTTCCATTATTATTACCACCATTTGACATTAAACTTATTGATGAATCTCCTGTTGATGTGCCTTCTATTTGAAATCCACAATTTATTCCACCAACACTATCAGCATCGGCTCCACCCATCAAAAATACTGAACCATCAGAAACTTTAACTGCATTAGATTCTACAGCCAGTCTTTCAGCTTTTGTTCCAGCTGAAGATACTCTAAATGCAATTTTACCATCTTCTGAACTATCAGAAACATCAGGTGTAGTTGTAACTATATCAGCAGGTATGAAAACATTACCACCATCATCATCTGCGTAAAATTGAATAATACCTACTTCATCATTGTCAGCAGGTGATGCACCATTTTTTTGAAATCTTATAAATGATGGATTAGCGTCTGCATTTGTACTTTCTAAAAGTATACCAGGTCTACTAGCACTAGCACTTGTAAGAGTTAATTGACTATCTGCCAATTTTGCTACATCTGCTCCACCTAATCTGAAATCTATTTGGTCATCTGTGTCAGCAGTAATACTTGTATCACCATCAACATCTAATATTAATTCATTTCCATTTAAATCTAAATCACCTGCCACTATGTTTGCAGCTAAGTTAACTGTTCCATGTGAAACAACAACAAGTGAATCTCCTGCCTGAGCACCAGCTTCTAATACGACTGATGTTCCATTGGTTGCAACATAGTCATCTGTTACATTTAATCTAGAGCCATTTAGATATACATCTATACGACCAGCAGTATATGCCATTGTTTGTGAATCGTTATCTGAACCTGTAAAGGTTGTTTGACCAGCAGTGGCAGTATAATCAAACTCTGCTCTTGCAACTATAACATCTGCAACACTAAATGTTCCAAATGCATTTATGTTTAAAGTATCTCCTGCTTCTGCACCTACTCCTAAAACTACAGCTGTTCCATTCGTTGCTGTATAATCGGCGGCTGCTAATCTAACACCATTAAGGAATACATCTATTTGTCCAGCAGTATATGATAGTGAATTACTATTACCATCATTTCCACTAAAAGATGTTTGTCCTGCCGTAGCAGTATATACATACTCTACTCGTGTTGCGCCTTTCGATACTTCTCTACTTCGTGTCATTTTAAATTAATCCTATTGAATATATGTTTATTTATACAAACTATTATGATGGTTTTGTAGGCCATGTGACATTTTCAGCTTTTTCTACTGTATCCACACCACTAGTTATATCTCTAAGTGCTTGTCTGTATGTAGTCCATGCTGAAGACATTGTGACATCACTCAAAGCTAAATAATCAGTTTCAGATATTCTTCTATTTCTATCTGTTCTTAGAACATCCATTGCTCTTGAAAGAGCACCATTTGCCCAAGCAGTTTCTTCAGCATCTCTTGCTGTTTCTTCTGCATCTGTCATTTGACGCCTAACTCCATTTTCTAATATATATCTCGGCATTATTTTTCTCCTATTTTCCTATTCCATATAATGTAAATGTACCACTATCTATATTACCTGTGCTCATTTTAAATGAAATACCTGTTACTGCTGATGCAGTTTTAATTTGTCCTGTTGTAAATGTCTGTGCTCCACCTGGTGCATCATCTTTTGCAACAGTCCTACTATAAAAATGTTTATGAAATGTTGTACTCGATAGTCCATACATCCAAATATATCCATTACAACATGATTCAGCATTAGTTTCAATAGTATCTGCATATCCTATTGATTGATATGCTGTACCACTATTTTGGTCTTCACTTGCATCTGCATTATTATTACTTGCACTTCCAGCTTCTGTATTTGAACCATTAGTTTGAGCAGTACACAATGATAAATCAAAGTCTGACCCATTTGTTGTAAATTGACATGTTAAGATAGAGCCAGCAGATGGGTGAACATTATTATAAAATATTATGTAAGCATTGTAACTAGAATCTATACCAGAAGTAATATTAACAACTGAATCAGATGATGCTGTATTTGTAGATATTTTAGCTAAAGAATCCCCACCAGAAAATCCAGAGCCCCAACCAAAGTTTTTTGATATTGATTTATAAGTTGCCATTATGCTTCACTAAATCCATAAAGAGTTACACTTCCAGCATCTATATTACCAGATGAAAAATCAATTCTAAATCTATCTATGGCTCCTGTTATTTGTATATTTGAACCGCCATGACAGGCTTCCATTTCATCAGGTGTGACACTAACAAAATCATATATAAAACTTTTATATTGGTCAGTTTCACCAGGGTTATGAAAATAAATATGACCAGAAGCCGAATCGGTTGCATTACTATTACTTACATTTATAGCAACAGGTTGTCCACCTGTTCCTTGTTGTAAATCATTAGTATCATCTATTCCAACTGTGACACTACCATCGCCATAACTCATTCTTTGAATCCATTGGCAACTAGTTTTACTATATGTAAAATCACCATCACCAGGGTGAAATCGTAATTCGGGTTTTGAATTTGCTGGATGCATATTACAACATACAATTAAATATGTTTCATATGTATCATCAAGAACAACATCACTAGTACCATGAATAAAATCTAAAGCTGCAACAGAACTAGAAACTGTTTGTGTTTTAATAAGTTTCCAAGCACCACCAAGACCTGTTGCGCTAGTACTTGTAGTGAAATTAAATTTTATATCTTTATAATTTGCCATTATTTTGATAGTCCAAACATAGTAATTCTACCACCATCTATTTCACCTGTATTATATTTAAACCTTACACGAGTTAATGGTGTGGTTGTTTGAAAATAACCAGCACTTTCATAAACTTCTACATATTGAGTAGCACCTGCAGCTCCTGTTCCACTCATTTTAGATAACCAATGTTTTTCAAATGTTGTTGAACTAGGATTAAACAAATATAAATATCCACCTTGAGTACCTCTAGTTTGGAAATCGCCAGGGCTACCAGAACCTTTTTGTGGTGGGGTAAATGTGCAAAAATTAGTAGTATTTTCATTAGGACCACCATGTCCACCAGGTCCTGCTGCACCATCATGACCATGATACCAACTGAGTACCATAGATGTATTTGTTATATTATAATTTGTATTAGTACCTGTGTCCACTTGAAATTGAAACTGATTAGTACCATGAGGAATCACTCCAGCTACTTCAAAATAGTAAACATCATAAGTATCATCAATACCAGTAGTAAAATCAAATGAAGATACACCATCATCAGAATCAGTCATTGCTTGATGTATTGATGTTATTTTTATTAATCCACCTGCGCCTGCTGTATCACCATAATCTACATTATATTTAATGTCTTTATAATCTGCCATGGGTCACTCCTTATTTTTCTGTAAGTAACCAGCCTTGAGTAGAATCAACATACACTAATCCAAATGCAGCTCTTTCTGTTCCTACTGTTAGGTCTGCTGATGCTCCTTGAATTTTATGTGAGTTTCTACCTACTGTTATTGCATTAGTATCTGCTGTTGCGGCATAATCTATAATCTGTATATAATCTCCAGCATCAGCACTAGATGGTAATGTCATAGTAATCGCACCACTTGTAGTATTGACTGCATAAGATTTTCCAGCAACCATTGTAGTATTTCCTGTTATAACTGCTGTTGCAAATTTAACAGATGCATTTTCTCTTGCCCTTGTCATATGATTAAATCCTATTGTTTCTTATATTTACTTATTATTTATAAGAGTTTTTTCCCTTTAAACCAACTAGGTAAACCTAAATGTGGTCTATCATCATATTTATTATTCTCCCACTCTAAATTAGACATATCATTATAATGTAGAAATACTTGAATACACATATTACCCTCAAATTTATTACGCCAATGAGATAATTCACACCCAGAGTATATTAACATATCACTAGGATTTAATTTAACTTCTATGTCTTTTCCTTTAGTATCTGTTAACCAAATAGGCCATACATCTCCACCTAAATTTAAAGTAGTAGATACTTCACAAGAATATCTATCAGTATGTTTTTCTAATTTTTCTCCTTTCTCATATAATCTTGCATATGAATATGTGGGTGATAATTTCAATCCTGTTTGTTTATTCATTTTTTGAGTTAGTAAATCTAATACAGTATCCATTGCTATATCTGAATAATGACTATATGACTTTGGACATTGTTCATCACCAGACTTACCCCAATCCTCATCATGTTTAGATATGTAAGTAGTATTTTTAAAAGTGTGATAAACATTTCTTTTCATTTGAAAGTAATCAAATAAAAATAAAGCAACATCCAAAGGTATTGCATTTTTTACGATTTTATATTTGTTCTTTTTGTAACTCATACACTACCCTCATTACTTATCATATAATTAGGAATTGCTTGTATATTAAAATGTATAAATTTAAATTTACCACTTTTAGATAAAATATATTCATGTGGAAAATAAGATGGGAACATATAGAGATGGCCTGGCTCTGGTTGATAATTTACCATTTTATTTTGAAATGAAATATCATTAATATTTTTTTCTGGTAAAGATGTCATAGCTGCACCTTGTCTTGGGTCATGAAATAAAGGATAAGAAGCTTTATCATTTTCTAAAAAGTAAAAACCTGATATGTGAGAGTTTTCGTGTATATGAATTCTATGATGTCCACCACCATCTTTAGCAAACTCTTGAACCCACATACTTTCATAAACTAAAGTATGATTACTTAAATCTGCTCCCCACCTATCTAACAAATTCCAAGCAGTTTCACCTACAAAGTCTACTAGATATTTTAACTTAGGGTCATCTTGAATATTACTAGAATGATAGACATGACCAAAATCAGTGCCAGATTTTTTTAAAGTTTTTTCAACTCGTTCATGTGCTTCATCTAAATGTGGTTTACAAAATTTATTTGTTTTATCAATCCACTCTGGAACTTCTGTTGCAAAGAATGGTGTTGCAAAAAAAGATTCATGTATTTCTTTATTATCTTTCATTATATACTCCTATTTAAATCCTGGCCCTAAGTTCCATTGTACCAATGATAATCTTGTTCCTTTTGTTACTGGTGAAACTCTATGCCAAATATAACTAGGAAAAATTACAATAGAACCTTTTGGTAATATTTCTTTACATTTTATTATTTCACTAGTATTTATTTCACCTGTATTTCTTAAATCAAATTCTAAAACTCCACCTTCATAATCTTCTGGGTCTGATAGAGAAATTGTTACAGATAATTTTCTCATTAAATTATCCCACTCATTATTATGATATAATTTACCATCAGTATCAGTATGCCATCCATAATATTGACCTTGATTATAAATTGTAAATTGAAAATCCTCTGACATTGTTAAATCAAAATTCCAACCTGCCTTTATGTTTGCTCTTTTTACATAAGGCTCTATTAATCTTTTTAACCAAATATCTCCAATCCATGATATATTAGAATCTCTTTTCTTTTTTACTTCTTCAAATTCAAATTTAGTTTTGGGGTCTATGTGTCCTACACCTGCTAACTTTTGATTATTTGACATTCCCTCTTTTATAATCTTATCACACAATACATTTGATAATGCAGATTTAAAATAATAATAATTTTTTTGATATTTCATGTGTTAAAATCTTCAAAGACTAAATTAACTGAACCAGTTATTCTTTCTTCTTCTGTAATTTTTTCATCAACCCAATGTGTCATAGTATTTGGAAACATAATTATATAACCATCTTCAGGTTCATAATTAATTTGTTTTTCTTCCCACAATAAATATGTTGGATTATCTTGTACATTTTTTATGTATTGTACTGACGCTATATTTCCAGCATGTTCGTGAGCAGGATTTGAATCACCTTTGTATGCATAGTTAATCCAAAAGTCATAAGTGTCATTTTCACCCATATTACTTCTAACATTAATACATCTTCTTAATTTTCTAAAACTATAACCTTTTAATTTATGAATATAATATTCACCTAGTTTTATCATAAAAGAATAGTTCCAAGATTTTTCTAAGTCACTACCAAACACAGAAATTTGATAAGAATTATCACCTTTATTAAGATGTTCTTTTAGAAATGCTAATTCGTGGTCTTTGTATTCTCTGTATTTATCTGCCCATTGTAACCATTCATTATGAATTTCATCAGGCATTTTTATTTCTAAAAGTGGACAACCCTCTACTGGCCATCTAACTCTTTCATCAAAATACTTTATAAATTTTTCTTCTTTACTTTTTGGATACATAATATTGTTGATTACTAATTAAGTTTTTAAAATATTGATTGTTTAAATCCATAGTGTTTGTATAAAGTTCTTCTGCATAATTTAATAACTTAAAACTTTCTAATTCTTTTAATGCAACATCTTTATTTAAAATTTTCATACCAATTAATATTTGATACCAAAGAGTATTACCCAACTCATAAAAATTATTTCTTCCATAATCTGCATATCTTGGCATACGAGTTTTCCAAATATTCAATTTATTTTTTAGTGTATCTGATATTTTTGTGTTTGATACATCTTTCCAAAAATTAGTATCCTGTCTAGGTGATATGTAATGTAATCTAATAAAATCTTTTATATCATCCCAGATTACATTTATGTCTTCATTGTATTGTTTTTGTTGAGTATCAAAATTCATTTCATGTGTAAAGTAGTTTTCTATAAAATGATTTATTTGAATTACTGTCATGTGAATAGATGTTGCCTCTAGTGGTTCTACAAATCCTGTAGCAAGACCTGTTGATAAAACATTTTTATTCCAAACATTTTTTATTTTACCAGAGTTAAATTTTATATCTTTTTGTATTTCTACTTCACGACCTATCTCATTTTCTATTTCTATTTTTGCATTATCTGGTGTTATATGATTATCACTAAAAACATAACCACACCCCTTTCTTTCTTGTAAAGGTATCTCCCACATCCAACCATTGTTCATGGCTCTTGCATGAGTATAATTGTTTATAACTTTATCTTTAATATTAAAAGTTATAGCTCTGTTTACTAATAATTCATCTTCATAACTTTTAAATTGTTCATCACCTATTAAAAGTCTTTTAAAACCAGAGCAATCTATATACAAGTCACCAGTAATATTTTTATCATTTACTTTTAAATATTTTACACCTTTATCATCTTTATTTACTTCATCTACAATACCCTCTATGTGTGAAACCCTATCATGTTTTAATACTTGTTCTTTTATATAATTTCCAAATTTATAAGTGTCTATGTGATATGCAATATGAAAATTATTAGAGTGTTCAAAGAATGGCATTTTAGAATTACTCATACACTTAGATATGAATTCATTTTCTAAACCTAGTTCATTAGCAATATGATATATTCTATATAAGTCATAATTTTCATTTGGATAATTATTACCATTGACAACAGTAGTTCCTAATGGTGAATAAAAACTTTTTCCTTTAGTATGCCAATTACTATGTTTAATTCCTATTTTATATGTTGAGCCTGTTGATTGTAATAAATTTTTTTCATCTATATCTATAAATCCACCTTTAAGATTAATTAATTCAGCAAGTTTACCTGTTGTACTTTCTCCAACACCTATGATTGGTATTTCTTTTGATGATATAACAGTTATATCACAAAAAGTTTTTTGTAATAAATTAAGAGCAGTAATCCAACCTGCTGTTCCACCACCAACAATAATTATTTTTTTAATCTTCTGCATAATTTTTTATAAAAAATGGTTGAACAAAACGAGAATCAATATCCAAATCATATAGTGCTTGATGACTTGTTTGACAATCAAATATTATTGCTCTATTAAATTTTGAACCTATTTGTATATCTTGCTCTTGTTGGGTTCCCCCTTTAAATCTTTCATCTGTAAAAAATCTAGTACCAGATTTAAATGATGATAATTCATCAAGATATATTACACCACCTAAGTCATATTCAGGACCATCCTTATGTCTGATACCAGAACCATCAGAACAAACAGATTTTTCAATTTCACTTTTATATATTTTACGAAAAAAAGTATGTAAGTAATCAAAATTAAAACCTATACTTTTTAAATTATCTTTTAAAATTTTATAAACAGGTAGATTATTATAATCACCATTCATTATTTCAGTAGATTCATAACAAGGATATGCTTGAAATCTAGTAGCATAATCTTTTTCAAATAAGTGAGGTTGTAGTGATGGTCTAAAATATAATTTAGAAGTATAATCAAAAAGTATATCTAATTGTTCTTGTGTATAGAAGTCATCTATTATATCAATAGCTTTGTACATGATTTATCACCTGTAAATAATATAAAGTATTTATATGTTTTTATTTAAACATTTTTCCAAGAAGTATCAGAGGGGTCCCAATACTTATCGGTAACAGAGTGATTAACAGAATCCTCAGCACCATCCTCATTGTCAGAAAAAAGTGCCTTCCACCTTGTATTACTTACATCCCAATAAGGCATAACTATGGCAGTCCATGAACCTATGGTATAAGTGCATTGTGAAGCTGTTGGTCTTGTGACAGGTGATATCCAATCTTTTTCTGAATCACTCCAAGTCCAATTGCTATATGGTTTAGGTGCTTGAAAAAGGTCTTTACTTTCATTCCATGTCCAGCCAATGCCAGGAAATTTACCTCTTTGATTAGCATTGTAAGAACATTGTTTCCATGAACCACTATGTCTATTTTCAATCATAGTTTCTGCTTGGGCAGAATAATCACCACCATTAGAACTTACATCACTATTACTAACAACTATAATTCTTTGTACTACATTACTATCATTTAGTTCAGCAAAGTGTGCCATTTTATATCCACCTTGAACCACGAACAGCTGCATATTGTTCTTTAAGATTATACACTCCACTATTAAGTGTAGCAGTACCAGATTTTATTACAAAGATTGTACCTGACCCACCAGCCTTTCCAGCATCGTTGGGCGAGCAAGGCAAGTTATTAGAACCACCGCCGCCGCCTGTATTAGCAACACCAGCAGTAGAATCAGATTGATTATCACTCGGTGTTGTTGGACTAGGTGTTTGTGGTATTGAAGCATCACCACCACCCCCCATTCCACCTGAGGCTTGAGCATTATTAATAGCAACAGGAGCAGTCCTATGGTCAGTAACACCTCGTGCAGTAGGGCCTGTTAATACATCATTTTCTCCATTACCAGAGGCCACATTATTATTAAAACCAGCTCCTCCACCACCAACGAATCCTTTTTCACCCATACATTTAGGAACACCTAATGGCAGTAAACATGCACCATATCCAGCTACTCCTCTTTTTCCACCAGAGCTTCCAGCTCCTCCACCGCCACCACCTGTGGCGTGGTCACCTCTACCACCTGAAAATCCTGCTCTAGTACAACCATGATTAGTAGCAACAGCACCGCCGTTATCAGCTGAACCATCATCACCACCACCGCCTCCAGAGCCACCAGAAGTTCCTGAGTTGGGCGCACTATTAAGTCCACCACCAGCTCCTCCACCTTTGGCTGTGATAGGTGTTGTAGAACCAAATACAGAATCAGAACCAGCAGTGGCACGACCCTGAGCTCCAGCTCCACCTGCTCCAATAGTTACAGGAATTGTACTTGTTGGTAATGGATGACAAGCTACTATGACAGTGCCTCCACCGCCGCCGCCTCCACCACGACCAGCACCGCCACCACCAGCAACAACAACAACTGTTGCATGTGTTGATGAGGCACAGAAACATCCTGTGGAATTTATTTGAGTAACACAACCAGCAGAGGGAGCAGCACTTGGTGTATTATCTGCTCCAATTAATCCGCCATTTGCACCTGTTATGGGCATTCTATATTCTCCTAATTATTAAGCGTCATCTAATATTTCAAATGATACAAACATATCTAAATCACTAGCTGCACTTGCACCACCTTTGAGTATATCACCTTCCATTAAATAGATAGGTGTATCTAATACCACTAATGATGTATCAGCTGGAACAGCAACAGTTTTTGCAAGATAAACAGTTGCATCTGCACCTGTTGTTGTTACTCCTGTTGAACCTGAACCCATACCATCTACGAATAAATCGAATGTAGCTGAGTTAGTACCATCAACATTGGCAACAGTAATTCTATTAATTTTTACGAGTTTATCTGAAGCAACTGTAATTAGTGTGGCAGTTGCTGTATTTGTCAAATTAAATCCAGCATTTGCACCAAGTACAGAAGATACATTTATTAAATTTGGATTTGCCATTTTATATTTCCTCTATAAGTTTTCTTTTATTTATATCGTTTATCCAAATATCATTGATAAAACAATTGCTTTACCTGTGGATAATCCGAATCCGCTTGAAGTACCACTATTCGTAATAGTCGCACCTGAATCTATTGTTAGTGTCGAACCTGATAAGACATTAAAATTATTGGCAGTGAATCTAAAGTCATCTGCTCCAGCAATTTTAATATCTATCTGGTCATCTGTATCTGCGTGTATAGTAGTATCACCATCAGCGTCAAGTACAAATTCAGCACCATCTAAGTCAGCTGACGTCACACTTGTAGATTGAACTGCAACTACTTTAATCATATCATTTGCAGCTGCGGCCGCAGATAATACAACAGCAGTACCATTGGTTGCAGTATAATCTGAACTATCTAACATAACACCATTGACCAATACTTGTACAGTATTTACTCCAGCAGTATATGCTAGTGAATTACTGTTATCATCATTTCCACTAAAAGATGTTTGAGCTGCAGTTGCTGTATATTCAAAATTATTAAATGCCACACTAGACCCAGCATCAGCAAAAGATAATACACCACTAGCATTTGTAACTAATGCCTGTCCATTTGAACCATCTGCTGTTGGTAAACTAAATGCAACACCATTAGATGTTAATATTAATTTACTACCATCAGAAGATACTGCCTCACTTGAATTATGGAATTGTAATGTTGGACTTCCACCACTATCTTCTAATAATAATCCTGTGTCTGCAACATGAGTAAGTGTGATTTCGTTATCAGCACCAAACTTAATTAATGCTGCGTCTGTTCCTAATTCTAAATCATGATTTAATATAAGTGTACCAGCATCACTACCATCAAATGTTGCCATTGTAATATCTGCTGTTGCATCTGTTCCTTTGATGATAACATCTGAATCATTTGCTTGAGCATCTATTGTAATATTACCAGATGTTGTTGTTAAGTTAATTGCAGCATCACCAGCAGTTAAATCATCAGCTGCACTTGATACATTAATAAAAGATAATGTTCCACTACCATTTGTTGCTAGTGCTTGTCCATTTGAACCATCAGATGTTGGAACTTTAAAAGTAGTACCACCAGATGTTAGTATTAAGTTAGTGCCATCAGAATGAATACTTTCGTTAGCATCAGTAAATTGTATTTTACTTGAACTGTTCATACGAACACCAGTATCAGCAATATGAGTGATAGTTACATCTTGGTCATTACCAAGTTGTATTGTTCCACCA